TGGAATTCCAGTATTCACTACTTCTGACGTCGACGTGTTTGCCCCAGATGGTGAACTAATAGATGTAGGAGTAATTGATCATTGGCAAAACGAAGCTGAAGGATTAAAAGGAGATCAAGACGCTTTAAATGAGTTTTATCGTCAGTTTCCAAGAACTGAAGAACACGCTTTTAGAGATGAAACAAAAAACAGTATATTTAACTTAGTGAAAATATATGAGCAGATAGATTATAACGAAGAGATGTATAGAACACTAGGTATTACAACTGGTAACTTTCAATGGGTTAACGGTATAAAAGATACACAAGTTATATTTTATCCAGATATAAAAGGTAAGTTTAAAGTTAGTTGGGTACCGCCTCAACAATTACAAAACAGAGTGGTTTTAAAAAATGGCATTAAATACCCTGGTAATGAACACATGGGAGCGTTTGGTTGCGACTCTTATGATATATCAGGAACCGTAGATGGGAAAGGATCTAAAG